ATGGCTAAAGTTATCAAACCGCTTACCCCTACCCAAATAAAAAACGCAAAGCCTAAAGATAAAGAATACTCTTTATCAGATGGCGATAACCTATTTTTATTGATCTTGCCTAGCGGCTCTAAAAGTTGGCGGTTTAATTATGTACGCCCCATTACAAAGAAAAGGACTAAAATCTCACTTGGTTTATTCCCTGATATTTCACTTGCGGAAGCTCGTGCTATTCGTGATGAATACCGTGCTTTATTAGCAAAAGGGATAGATCCACAGAAAGAGCAAGAGAGAATCCAACAAGAAGCCGAAAATCGAGTAAACGACACCTTCCGCAATGTTGCCGAAAGCTATTTCAATGGCATTTACAAAGAGAAAGCGAAAAATCCGCTTACCCGTGAAAAGAATTGGATAAGGCTAGAAAATCATATATTCCCCTATATTGGCGATAAACACGTTGAAGAAATCAAAGTAAAAGCCCTTGTTGATATTTATGCCAAAGTAGCAGATAGAAGCAACACATTAAAAAAACTTCATCAGCTTGTATCTGCTGTAATGGATCACGCCATTACGCAAGGCATTATAGAAAGCCATAACTGCCGATTAGCCATTAAAAACTTTTATATCAAGCCGTCTAGCCCCAATCCAACGATTAAGCCTGAAGAATTACCGCAGCTATTTACTGATTTAAATAATGCTAAGTTATCAAAACAAACTTACGCCCTTGTTTGTTGGTCGTTCTTGACTGCTCTACGCCCAAATGAAGCCGTTAATGCTGAATGGAAAGAAATAGACTTTGAGAAAAAGCTATGGAATATCCCTAAAGAGAAAATGAAAGGAAAAGCAGATAAAAAACGCCCTCACGCTGTGCCGTTATCCTCCCAAGCGTTAAAGATATTAGAGATGATGAAAATGTACTCTAATTCTAGTCCTTTTGTTTTTCCAGGTCGTTCATCAAATAGTAAACCAATGAGCAACGCAACGGTAAATTCAACATTAAAAAGGAATGGATATAAAGATAGACTAACCGCACACGGTATTCGGGCATTTGTGAAAACATTTCTATCTTCTCGCAAAGTAGATCGCCACGTTTCCGAAAGTATATTATCCCATTTATTAGAAGGTGGAGATGATTTAGAAAACACATACAACCGATATGATTTTTTAGAAGAGCGTGTGCCAGTAATGCAGCTTTTAGGTGATTATTGCGAACAGTGCGGAATGAATTTAGAGTTAGTTCGGGGTTAGGGAGGTAAAATATATGATTTTAGTCGTCACGTCATCACTTTCCCCACCTTCTCCTTTAAAATCAAATAGTTAAGTGGTGATGACTGGTTTTAAAGTCATCATTAAGTCATCACAAAAAGGTGATGACCTAGAAAAAAAGAGGGGTTTCCCCCTCTTTGCTAATTCAAAATATCACTTTGAAAGTCATCAAAATTTTTGAAATGAACGTTTGTTCGTTGCCCTTTATTCGTCTTTCGTTTTGTGAAATCGTGCTTATTGCCGTGTTGCTTTACTGCTTGCTCAATACCTACTACAAAAGTATTTAAGCCTAGTTCTAGCACATTCTTAGCCTTAACAAAGGCTAAATATGCCGGATAAAGGTGCGTTCTTATTTTGTCGTGTCCAAGCGTGTTGCCAGTTCCGATATAAAGCCCGTCTGTATTTTCTGTTGTATATAGATACTCGAAAAAATCCGTTAATGGGTCAGACTGCTTTTTAATCTCCAACGCCTCTAGGCTCTCTTTTTGCTCCTCTAAGGCTCTTTTAGCTTCGAGTGGGTCAGGGAAGGTATCAAGCACTTTACGGATAATGCCCCCTATCTCTAATGTAATTTTATCCATAAAATACGGATCACGTTCATTTTCAGGCGGTCTTTTATTAAAACGGAAATTGACAATCCGCCTATCTATACCGCCATTCCGTTCTGTCCATTTACAAGGGTCGTTATTGACGATCATAATCATTGCCGCAATTCTTGCGTTAAATGGGTGCTTGTTCTTCGGATCGACTCGCACCATATCACCGCCAGTAATCGCTTTCAATCCGCCACCATCTCCAGCGTATTTCGTTTGCTCGGAACAGATAATCAGCTTTTTATCTTCCAGCCCTGCGATTTTGCGTTCATCATCAAAGTTTTCTAGCCTTGCTGAAGCTGTGTTCTTTTCTCCAGCTAATAGTGTCGCAATGCCAGCAAATACCGATTTACCGCTTCCGCCTTTCCCTGTTACTTGGAAGAATACTTGCCAGTTGTAGCGGTTTGTTAAAATCGCATAGAGAGCGGCTAGAATGTTCTTCGCCTTGTCTTGCTTGCCGTCTGATACAAAGTTAAGCCATTGATCAAAGTGTGGTGTTTCGGCTACGTTCTCGTCATAGCTATGTGGAATATAAGCCGTTAGCCAGTTTTGGCGGTTATGAGGTTCAAATAACAATGTATTCCGATTTAATACGCCATTATCAAAAGCAATTAAATCACCAGCAACTTCCCCCATTAATGGCAGTTGAATTTCCATCGTTTCCAACAAAGCATTCACCGATTTTTTACTATATCCTATCTCGTTCTCTTCCAAAAAGGTAACTACACTTCGGTTTATCTGCTCTCGTTCTACTTTTTCCCATATTTTGCCGTTATATGCGTGTATTTCACGGCTACCACATTGAAAAGCAAGATCTAAACCTAGCCATTTTTGAAAGGCTCGGGCTTTATCGTTGGTTCGGTCGCTTTCCTTTATCTTCGGTTTTTCCGCCACACTTCCGCCATTTTCAGTACGCAATCGGGCGATATAGCCGCTCGCATTTTCTTCAAGCTGTAGAGCTTCGTCATAGAATACGACCGTTTCAGCGGCGGAATACTTAGCGAGATTTTGACAGATGGCGGATTTCTCCGCCTCTGTGAGTGTACCGGCACGGTATATTGCCACATTGCCGACCTCTAACGCCAACTTCAAGCGGTCAATTTCTCGCAATTCTTTACTACCTAGAATGATAGGCTGATAATTCGCTTCGGCTTTCGTCCACTCTAGCACGGTTTGCTGTTTGGTTTTATTCCACGCATTGCCACCGGCAATAATATAGGCTTCGTATGGCTTGCCTTTCGGTTGTTTATCTACAAAAGGAGCGTTTCTTAGTTTAGTCATCGTTGCCCCCTGTTGTTTGAGGGTGTGCGGCATTGCCTGATACCCTTTCAAGCTCAATGTTGCAATAAATACCACTCTTGCGGTTCTCTTCCGCCACCTCTAAGAAATGCTGAACGGCTGAAATAGCGGTTTTGATAGTGCTTGTACTCGTGAAAAACTCTTCGGGTTCATCGCTCTCGTTGTTCGGGCTGTCGTTTTGGATTAGCGTTAAAATCGCCTTGGCGTAATTTAGTGACCAGTCAATTTTGCCCGCCTGTTCTTGAGTTAAAGCGATATGGGTAGGAATAGCTCGATTACGCATTTTTACCTCCCTCTTGATTGAAATCTAAATCTTCCATATCACATAAAGCAGAATGTAAAATGCTATAAACGCCTTCTAAGGCCAGCGATATATCTACGCCGTCCATTTCTTGAAGGCGTGATTTTGACATTGCTTGAAGAATGGTTGCCGCTTGCCAGCATTTAGCAATGCCTTTGTTGAATTGTTTTTGTTGATTACGCATATTGCCCCCCCCTCAAAACGTGGAGAAGATACAATGGCGGAAGTTGTGCCAATTAAGGCTTTGTAAAATAGGGTTGGTTTGTTCATAGTGTCGTATGTTTTAGTTAGTGAATAAAATGACTTATCGCTTTGTGAAAGGTGCGATAAGGGTTCAACTGCTACATACGAATAGCCCCCCTTATTCGTGCTTAAAGCCTTATTTCGGGGTGTCGCCCTTACCGCTAATTCTGAATAGATCTTGGGTGTAGTAAGCCCGTGATATTGGTGAATTTTAGGTAAAAAAAGACCGCTTGTATCACGCTTGCGGTTAGCGTCGTATGTAGTAGTGAGGTCATTATGACCGCAACTCCCCACATTTGGCAAGCTGTTATTTTGTTCAGTATCGCAAGCGGTCGGATTTTGTGAATTATTTACAAGCGGATTGCGTAAACGTGCCACTAGAAGCGGTTTAGAGGCAAATTGAACACGGCTTAAGGCTTCGGCTTTGTTGTTGGCGTGTACGGTAATTTTCAGGCGTTTTGAGCCTAGTAAAAGGAATTTGTAGATCATCGCTGATAGCTCCAAAGTTAAATTTTGAGGGGCTACCGCTAAACTTCTCAGGGTTTGGGCGGTAACGTGTAACGGGCTGAGAAACTGCGAACTTTGGAACACAGCAAAGGGCGAACCTTTCCCGCTACACGCTACCATTGATAGAATTTGGGTGTGTCCAAAAACCGACATACCTAATTCATAAAGACACTCTGAACCTCTAAGGGTTTCTAGGTGTTCTTTAGGTGTGCGTGTGCCACGAACAAAAAAAGCACGGTTTAAAGGCGTGCTACTGTCCGCCAAAGTTTGATTATTCGAGTTCTCAGGCTCGACAGCCGATTTTGCGACTGCGAGGATAGAATAAATCGAATTTTTACTTTTTGAAAATGAAATAATTTCAAGTTTATTGATTTTTGTATTAATTTTGCTAAAATAGCATTGCTTTATGAATACAGGCATATTCGTGAAGTCCTTTAATTGAAAACCAGTGTTACTGTGTGCCACGTCCACTGATTTTGATCTTGTTCGTATTGGTATTGATTAAATAGCTCCAAGTCGTGAGGCTTGGAGTTGTTTTTTAGCTGTTTTTAATGGTTACAATAAATTCGCCTATTTCAGGTAATTTAAAGAGAATTAAAGCGAACATTCCGCATAACACTAGGAACCATATAAACCGCTTAACTGTTGCTGATTTATCCATTAGTTCTAACATTTGATTAAACTCCTTTGATATTTTAAAAATCATTTATCCCCCAGCGATTGAGAGATATGCCAGCACAATTCCTAAAAGCAAAATTGGTGGCGGTGGAATTAGTCGCATTTTTCGCTCCTCCTAATCCGTAAATTTGCCTACTTGTTTTTTCAGCTCCTCTTTCAGAATATTCACATCTGCCGCCACTAATAAAACTTGATCTTCAATGTAAGATAAATTTTCGTCTGCGGTTGCTTGTTTACGTTCGCCAGTTGCGGTATTAGTCCAGTAAATAGGCTTACCATTTCTTACGCTGTCAATATAAGTTAAAAGGTTGTCTAACTCTTTGGCTATGCTTGTGAATGTAATCATTCTGCCTCCTTCTGTTTAACTGCTGTAGATTGGAATCGAGAATAAGCCCGTTGTTGTTCTTCTGCCGCCAGCTCCCCGCCTTTTGCCGTATAAATCGCAATCACTTGCTTTAATTGCTTAAGATTGGCAATTTCATAGCGGTAATACTGCCCCGCACCGTCTTTTGTGCTTTCTCGTGTACGTTTTACTTTTTCGGTTAAGTGGTTGCGTTCAAGTTCGCTAATATAGTTCCGGGCGGAAGTCATATTCATCGCATAGCCATCAATACCGCTAACACTTGCCACGATTAGGCGATGAAGGACTTTTAAAAATTGGGTTGGTTTTCTTGCTTTTTCCATCTTCCGCCACCTTAAGCTCGTGCTGCTTTCTGTTCTTCAATCCAGCTATTCACTTCTGCTAAATCCCAGCGGATAAAGTTTTCAGAAAATCGGATCGGTTGTGGAAATTGATTGGCTTTTACCAGCAAATTTAGTTTTGTTCTGCCAAAGCCAACAATGGCGGTTACTTCTTTTCCGCTAATTAGTTTTTTTGATTGGGTTTGTGATTGGGTCATAAAAATTCCTCTTCATTCGTTCAGTTATTTAAAACGCTGTGGCGTTTCGTTGAGTTGTTCGAACGGGAGGAATAATAAACCCGCCAAGGCGGCGGGTCGGTGCATTTACACTTTTGGGTGGTGCATTTGCACCTATACATTTTGAAGAGAGTTTTTTGCGGCGGCAAATTTGCCTTTGAGATTTCTTTCAGATAAACCTGAATAGCCTTGATAATGGTTTGATAAGTATTCAATTAAGGCGTTTTGGTTTTCAAATTTATCACTTTGTAAACTAGTTTCAAGTAATGCTCCAATGATGTTTAAGTAAGCGGTTTCGGATTTTTTAGCTATTTCATCTTTAGGCGATATTTGCTCTAAAGCATTAGCGTGCTGCTCTTTTATAATATCTATAGCATTCAATAATCCGTCTTTAGATATTAAAATCTCATCTCTTGGCAATAACAAGCCTTGTTCAAAATAAATGATTAAATTTTCAGTTTTAAAGGTATCTTCATCTTCTTCTATTAATTCATCTTCTATTAATTCCTTAATGGATTCAATGTGTAAAGAATTATCAGCTAAAACTTTCAAACCATATATTTTAAAATCCTCTGATATTTCCACAAGCTCTTTAGGTATTTGAAAATAACCATTTCCACTTATATTTTCTCTTGTTATATATAGATTATTTTCGTCATCTCCTATAATAGATAAAAAGGCATTATTTACTGGATTAGAAAATAAATCTATTGGGTGTGATTTTATTGATTTTTTGAAAGTAAATAAATCTATTTCTCTTTCATTTATATTTTTAACACGCAAGCAGAATCTGAAATAATCAGACAAATAGAAATCTATAATATCTCTTTGGGTAAAAGAGTTAGTTTTAAATAATTCATTTAATAAATGAACCGCATTTTCTATAGAATAGAAATCTTTAGAAAATATCATATAAACGCCCCTTTCGCATTTAGTCCTTATAGAGGGAATGCACCAACAAGATAAGGTTTCTTGCTTTCGGGGATCAGCCTAGGTGCATTATATTAGGTTATTCTTTGCCCTTAATTTGTAGATTAATACTAAAATCTTCTCCTTTCGGGGTTGTGTAAGTAATTTCTGCTTTGAGTGGATTATCTTTGGTTGGAATAGCCGCACGAATTACATCAAAAAAGCTGCTTATTACGCTTGAAAGTGTGCCGCTTTCCTCCTCTCTGTTCGGGAAGAGTGGATCGTAGTCTTTCATAAAACACCCCCTTAGTAGAAATAACCGTTTCCCTTATTTTGTGGGTGTTTTAGCATTTTTTCAAGCCTATTTTATGACATCTTTCATTTCTTTTTCAAAAGTGTTTTTTACCGTCCTTAAGGCTCTTTCCTCTGCTGCCTTTGCTCCTTTCTCAAAAAAGTGTGTGCCGGTCATCTTGCTTGTGCCTCGGTCAAGCATAAACCAGTAGAAAGGGTCGGTGCGGTCTCTCGTATTTTCACCTACTCTTGCCATACGTTTTCCACCAGCTCGTCTAATTCTGATTATGGTTGTTCCGCTTAATCCGTCTCGGGCTATATGCGTGCGGTGTCGGAGGTTGTTTTTTACCGTGCCTTTTTGTCTAAAATTGGTGCTTGAGCCTAAAACGGGAATATAAGGCTTCATAATGCTTTTCGCCTCTTTTGCTCCAGCATTAAGTGATTTTCTGATGGCTTTTTTCGCTTTGCTCTGAATTTCTTTCTCTTTCTTCTTCAAGGCTTGCTGTAGTTCTTTTAGTCCTGTGATTTTTACACTCATTTTAGCTTTCTCCGTTTCTCTAATAGGTTTTTAAGGGTTAGTTCAGTTTCTATAGTCGGTGTGGTTGAATGTAGCTCTTTTAGCTGCTTAATCCACACATCTAAACAGATTAATAGTTCATCTTTTGGGAATGGTTCTTCATCATTCCATAGGCTAACAAAAGTAAATAAGCCATTTTTATTTTTTAGGTAAAACTCCATCGCTTGCTTGATGATTAGCGGGTTAGTTTTCGCAAATTCGCATTTCATTAAATATCCACTCCTGTGAAGTTTTCTAGGGTTTTACGTTGTTCTTCTGTCATCTCGAAAGCAAGATCACCATATTCAAGTTGATAAGTGCCTAACGCCATTAAAAAGGCGATTGCCGGGTCGATTTTGTTCGCTGATTTCTTCTTATTCGGCTTAATGTTGGCATTGGCGTCTGATTCCATTACGACATTTGATAAAGCCCACGCTAAAATAGGGTCGCCATTGTGTTCTATCATTTGGCGATTAATGAGCACTTCGGCAGACTTCGCCACCGGGCTATAGCGTTGATAGGTTTGCGGAAAGGGTTCAACCTCCAACCCATAGCCTTGTAACTGCGTGCGTAGGTGTGTGGCGTTCCATACGTCAAAGCCGGTCATTTTGATTTCAAATTTTTCTGCGTCTTTGAAAATATCATCTCGGATTCGGTCGTAGTCGATACAGTCGCCCTTGGTAATGCGTAGCCAGCCCATACGCTCCCAGTTGCGATACATCGCTCTATTTTTGTTGGCCACATTCGCAAGTTGGTATTCGGGTATGTAGTGCCGGGTGATTATTCGTACTTTGTTTTGTTCCACCGGGAACACATAGCAAAGGCTTGTTAAGTCGTTTGTACTAGATAAATCAAGCCCCATATAGCACGCTTTACCCTGTAATTCTTCTTCGTTGTATTGCCGCTCGCACGCTTTCCAGCCCCCTTCGCCTAGCCACGGTGTAGAGCCGTTGCACCATACATTAAAGCGTTTGGTAAGCATTTCTACCCACTCGGACGGAATCCCCCTTGCTTTGGCTATGGTATTTTCAAAATCTTTGTAAGGGATGGATTTTCCTATGTTGGGATTTGCCTTGATCCAGTTTTTCGGGTCGTCAATATCGGTTTCATCGTCCAGCTCAAAAATCATTATAAAAATGCTGTCGTTCTGCTCTGAACCGTCTAAAATTTGGCAACAATAATCATAATGCTGTTTACAAGCTGAAATCGTGTTACTGCCGGCAGTGGTAATGGCAAATAGTAGCCCTTCCGGTCTTGCCCCTTGCCCTAACTCTAACGCACTATATACGCTGTTGTCGGGGTGTAAGTGGTATTCGTCCACAATCGCTAGACTTGGGTTTGTGCCTTCAATAGTAGAGGATTTAGCCGCAAGCGGTCGCATTAAGCTGTTTTTTTGCGTGTATAGCATTTTGTGCTGTTGGATAGTCAGCCGTTTATTCAGTGGCTTGCTTAAGGTTGCCATTTTCTTGGCATCATCAAAAACAATTCGGGCTTGATCTCGGCTCACTGCTGCGGTGTAAATATCCTGTTGCCCCTCTTCCATCACTAGCCACCAATTCGCCAGTATTGCCGCCACCGTGCTTTTTGCGTTCTTGCGTGCTACTTGTACATAGGCGGATCGGTATTTCCGCAAGCCACTATCTCGATATTTAAAGCCTAAAATGTTCGCAAAAATAAAGATTTGCCAGTCTGAAAGCTCAATTGATTTACCGTATAACGGACCTTTAACGTGAGGGCATAGGGCTGAAAACTTGATAAATTTCGTTACAATTTCTTCATCAAAATAGTATTCGGGGTTGTTTAGGTCTGAAAAATAACGCTCTACCGCTTGTTTTATGCGTTTACAAGCGATAATTTCGCCATTTTGTACTTGTTCTGCGTAAGTGTGCCACGGTGTCATAGTTGGTCTAGTTCGTCTGTTTCTTCGGTATCAATCGGGGTTTTACGTCTGCTTACCGGGTCAAAGCCTAATAATGAAGACATCTTGATAATGATTTTTTCAGCTTCGCTTTTAGCGGTAAGTGCCGGATTTCGGGCTTCTGTGCCTTGGCTGTTGGTAATGCTAAAGCCACGTTCTGCTATATTTTGAACCGCTTGCCGGTAAAGCGAATAATTCACGCAATAAAGTTCTAAATTGGTGTAGTCCTCGCCTGTAATATCGCCACGTTCTGCTAACATATTAATTTTACTTTTCCATTGGCTCTTAGCGATTTCGTCTAAATAATCGGGTGCTTTTGGTAACTTCTTTTTTGTCATTCGTTTAGTCCTTAAATTGTTGTGGTTGTAATCTCCTAAAATTTCAGGAGATTGAACGCTCCCCATTTTTCGGGAACGTTCCTAAAACTTCAGGAGCGTACTCGCCCATAATTTCGGGGATGTTCTCCTCAAAATTGAGGAGACTAACAAACGCAAAATTGCGTTCGCTCAATCTGCTGAATTTTCAGCTGGTTAATCTCTCCAAATTTGGGGAGATGGTAAACGCAAAACTGCGTCCACCTATATTTTCTAAAAAATTGCCGTGCGTAAAAATTTGATTAGGGGGGCGGTTCTTAGCCGTTGGCGGTTTCTTTTCAAAACTCCCCCCCCACCTGTTCGTTTTTTGTAACTCATTGATTTTAAAGCAAAGCTCAAAGTTGAGCTTCGTTCATTATTTCAACCAAACCAAAATTGGTTCGGTTACTTCTTCGCTCCATATCCTCGTTTGTCTATCTCTCTTGTCTTGTAGCTGTGGCAATCACGACATAAGGCTTGATGATTAGATTGCACCCAAAAGAGCGGATCGGCTTGTCCGTTTTCTACTGGTTTGATATGGTCTATAACCGTTGCGGGTGTATAAATTCCTTTTGCTAAGCACATCACACAAAGGGGATTTTGTGCTAAGTAGCCTTTGCGGTATTTCGTCCATCTGTGGTCGTAGCCTCGTTTAGCGGCACTCTCTCGGGTGTCTTTGGGTTTATGCTCTTCACATCGTCCAGCCTTCACACGATTACGACAACCAGGGAAAGTGCAACGCCTTAATGGTTGTAATGGCATAATCTCCCCTTAATAGATTGCCAGTTCTCTGTATGGATTCCATAAAGACTTCACCGCCATAGGTACTTCATATAATTGAACATCACTCACGGTTTCACGGTTAGCATATAAATGACCGATAAACATTAAGCAGCCCACCTTGATCCCCTGTGTGAATTTCACTGTATCGCTACTGTTATCGCTGCCAAACGTTTTCCCTATATGGTTCTCTGCCGCCTCCAGTGCTGCAGTAGAATAGAGCTCTAGTAGTTCATCATCTAAATTGTGATCTATGCGTAAGTGTTGCTTGATTTCTTCTAACTCGATTCTAGCCATTATGGGCTTCTCCCTCTTTACACATTATTTGAATTTCCTCGTGTCGTTCTTTGCTATCAATAACAGAATACACATCAAATAATTTATCGCCGTACTTAATCCGCATTTTGCGATCAACCTGTAAATCAGGCTGGTAACGTATGCGAATGCGTGTAATGTTTTCGCCTAATTGAAAAGGACCGCTAAAATATTCTCGCCCTTGTAAGGGTTCGATACTCGCCCGAATCGTTTTCACGTCTTGCCATTTACGCTTAACTGAACCAAAATTATTTGAGCCGGTAACCGCTTTCTGAATCGTTATAACTTTATCGAATTTCCCAGCTCTAACCATTCTCGCCATCTTCGCCCCCTTTTGAGTTGCCTTTCTTAACTTCAACGGTTTGCTTCCACGCTTGACTAAATTCATCACCGCCAACATAAGGCGGTAAGCCTTCACGCTTACGGGCTTCATTTGGGCTAAGGATTCCGCACTTGATCGCCACATCATAGCTACTGAAGCGTTCTTGCTGATTGGTTCGCAGTAGGTCGCTAGTATCAAATTCCACAACGTAACGCTTTTTACTGTTACTCGTTAAATCAATCATCAAGGCATCTTTTAGCTGCTGTTCAAAATTGACTAAGTGAGGGCGTAAGGTTTGCCCTAAGAACGCCCGGCTAGCTTCGCTAAAGTTCGCATAGGTTGAATGGCTGTAATCTTGAAGGAAGATAGGACTGATATTAAAAATGCGTGCTATATCTTCAATCGTGAATTTACGGCTGGCTAACCATTCCGCATCTTGGTTACTCATTCCAAGCTGTTTATATTCCATTCCACCTTCAAGAATTGGGGTTTTACCGGCATTCTTCGCACCTTGATAGCGTTTTAAGGCTTCCATCGCCTTTTGTCCTTTGCTTTGGTCGAACCATTCCGCCGTTGTAACAATACCGCCAGCCATCAAGCCGTTTTTCATTACGCTTGAACCGTGTTTCTGTTGAGCCAATCCCAGCCCCACCGCTTCACGGCAAACAGTAATAGGCGAACGCCCCATAAAGCCATCGTTTGAAGCGTGTCTCAAGTGTAGAATTTCATCTTGAAAGTAGTTTCTTACTTTGCCATTCAAGTCGGTAATTTGATAAAAATAATCGCCTGTAATGGCTCTTTGAACATTTACCGAATAAGGTGGGTAAGGGGTTAAAGTTTCAGGTTGCCCTTTGCTATTCCAGCCAATAACCGCATAAGCATTTCCATTCAAAAGAACGTGCCTCATCATCACTTCTTTGAATTGGTAAGGGGTTTGATTTCGGTTAGGCATTTCATTAAGCAAGTATTCAACGCTATGATTCTCAATGCGTTTACGCCCCTCCGCATTGACCTCAAACAGATAGCAAGGCATAGCCGCCACCGCTTGAGCAATCACATTCACGGCATTAAGGACGGCTGGCAATGATTCCGCATTGTAAGGGCTAACATATTCGCCCGCTCCTGTGTTAGCTACTCCCATATTGGCGATCAAGTCATCAATGGTCAGGCTTCGGGTCTCAGATTTCTTTTTAAATAGTCCGAACATTTAAGCCCCCAAAATATGAAGCCATTTATGGCGGTTATCATCTTGCCAATTTGAAGAATCTTTACCTTTTGCTACCGCTTGTGAACGTTTTAAAATTTCTAGGCTAGAATCAGGGTAAGCAGGAATGCTTGTAACTGTAATTTCAACCAGCTCCGCTTGTAATACTGTTCTAGTATTTGGCTCAACACTAAAATCCCATTCGTTCTTAATAGTACGGAATCCAAAAGACATTCCGCTAATATCGCCACGCTCTACACTAACTAATAAATCTCGCCCTGTTTGAGTATCAGGCGGTAATAATTCAAAACGTAAGCCAATATTATCTTCTTCAAGCGTAAGTGTACCGCTTGAGGTTCTGCCTAACAGTTTCGTGTGGTCGTGTTCAAATAACGCCCTTACATCTTTCCCACTTTTTAACGATTCAGCGAACGCATTTGGGGCGAACCGTTCTATATACTCTCCCCATAAAATTTCGCTATCTTTGTTCCATTGCACCACATAACCGACTAATTTTTGACTTTCTTTATCTGCGGAGAGTGTGGCGGATCGAATTTCTAAATCTGTCATTATTTCCACCTTTAAAACAACAAAAGGGGCGAATGCTGCCCCTTATGTTTTATTGCTTAGGCTTTCGCTTCAAGCACTTTGATAGCGTTAGAATCTACAACGCCACCGCCAAGGTATTTATCAGTGTGAACCTTATAGAAGCCCGGTTCGGTGATTGAATCCGGTTTGGTGCGTGTGCCTGTTGTATGATCTACAATGGTATAACCACGTTTGAAATCGCCCACCGCTAAGAATGGATTAGTTTCTGTCGCATTTGGCATTGTTTCTAAGTAGTAAACTGGTAAACCTAAAAGCGTGCTAGGACTGCCAGCTTGTAAACCATCACGCCAGATATAATCGCCATTTTTATTTTTGATTTTCTGTAGCGTTGCAGCCGTTTGAGAGTTCATTACCCACACCGCATTTTTACGGTATTTACTATGAAGAGAGAATAACAAGTCAATCAATACATCTGCGTCAAGTTTCGCTGGTTGCACTTCCATTTTTTGAAGTGTGCCGAATGCTCGGGCTTTGTCGTTGTCAGTTGCTCGTGGATAAGCTAAGAAGCCTCTAGCCTGTTTTGTGCCTGTACCGTTGGTTAAATCGGTTTCTTCAGTTTCCACAAAGGATTCTGAAATTTCTTCCGTCAGCCAGCCTAGAATATCAACGCCGCCAAAGTCTAAAATCTCTTGCGTTGTTTTCGGGTAAGCGTAAATATTATGAACGGCAATCGTTACTTCGTTCATTTTCGGGGTTGTGGTTTCGGTGCGTGCTTCGCCTTCACCGATATGATTTACTACCGCACCGCCTGCCGATACTAATTTTTTATATTCTTTGCCTTGAGTGAGTTTTACCACGTTAGCAATTTGTCGCATTACGGAATCATCTGTTAGGCGTTTCATCACTTGCTTATCAAGTTCAGGGATTACAGAATAGCCACCGTCTGCACCGCCATTCGTATTTGTAGCAAGTGAACGCAATTCACCTGTTTTAATCCAGTGGCGGAGTTCGTCATCACTGACTTTTACGGCTGCGGTTTCGACTTGTTGCCCCGGCTGGTTACGCTGTTCATCAGTAATCGCTTCATAGCGTGAAATTTCTTTCACTAGGTTTTCAGCTTGTGAGCGGAGTTCATCAAACTTAGCCCCTTCAGCTTCAGTAGTAGAACGTTTTTCTTCATCTGCTTTGGTTAAAATTGAACGCATTTCTGCTTCAATAGCCGCTTTTTGTTGGCGGAGTTCTAAAAGTTTTTTAAACATTGCTTTGTCCTTAATTCAAATAATTGATGTTGTAATGAATTGTGGCTGTTTTCCACGCTGATTCGTTAGCATCATAGTCATAGCTGTATTTAGCAAGCACACATTCGTCCATACTGCGGAATGTAGCTTCATTCATTACATCACTGATTTTTTGAGCCACTAAATCAAGGTCGTTTTCCGTTGAAAACATTGGTAGGTAAATGCCGATTTTCAAATAGGCGTTGCATTCGCCATCGCAAAGCGTGAGTTGGCTATATTCTGCTTCATCAATGAATACGGCGATAGCCGGTAATTCATTTTCTACATCGGTGAACACGGCTCTGCCGTTATGGAAATGTTGAATGCCTTGAATGTTACCTTGTAATAAGTCGATAACTTCTTGGCGGATTGCTTCGTTAGAAATCAT